ATGAGCCAAAGATATAAACTTACTAAAACATTTATCGATAGCATCCCCCTCGAAGAAAGCGGAAGTAAATTTTATCGTGACTCAGTTACTATTGGTTTTGGCCTAATTGCAACAAAGTCAAAAACCTATTTTGTTGAAACGAGAATGCCCGATGGCCGAAACAAAAGAAAGTCTATTGGTAAACATGGTGTATATACTCTTGAGCAAGCACGTACTGAAGCTAAAAAAATATTATTAATGATGCATCAGGGCATTGACCCAGTTGCTCAAAAAAGACAATTAAAGAATGAGTTTAAATCCGAAAAAGAAGCAAATGAATTAGTCCCAACGCTTGAACAAGCCTATGAAGTCTACAAAAGTAAAAAAAAGCTAAGCGCTAATACGATCAATGCTTATGATCGATGTGCCAATGATTATTTTAAAGATTGGAAAAACATCAAAATTACTGAAATTTCTCAGAAAATGACTTTAAACAAGCATATGGATTTATCTGAGCGAAGTTTAGCGCAGGCAAATCTTGCAATGAAGTTTTTATCAGCTGTCTACAACTTCAATGCCTCAATTCTATACAACGATAATGATGAAAAAATAATTACAGAAAAAAGCCCTGTTGGGGTTATTTATAAGGAGAAAAAATGGAACAAGATAAAACGGCGTAAGGGGTATATTCGAGCAGACCAGATCCATGACTGGTCACTTGCCGTGTGTACGACTTGGTGGGCAGGCAATCAAAATTTAAATCACCGTGCATACACGAATCAGGATTTCTTACTTCTATTGATTCTAACCGGATTCCGCAGAGAAGAAGGTGAAACACTGGAATGGGCAAATGTTGACTTAAAATATGGAACTATAAAAATTCAGGATCCCAAAAATCATGAAGACCTTCTCCTACCCATGGGAGAAATGCTTTGGTATATCTTGGCAGAACGCAAAAAGCTTGCTGGCAATAATAAATACGTTTTCGCTGGTGATACGCTTGATTCGCATATCGTTGATAAGCGTGAAGCTCGTCATACGATAATTGAAGCAACTGGCATTCAATTTACATTTCACGACTTGCGGAGAACCTTCGGGACTATCGCAAATAGTCTAGCGATTGGTAGTTACACAATTAAGAAACTCATTAATCACACAGTTGGTGATGATGACAACGATGTAACCGATGGTTATGTCCAAGTAACTTTTGATGATCTTCGTAAAGCTATGAATATGATTGAAAACGTTGTGTTATCTGATGTTTCAAAAGCTTTAATCAAAAACCGAATCTACTTTGAACAAAAATCAATAAGGAATATGCAAGAAAAGTGGATTGAGCATAACAATATTATTACAAGCAGATATCATGAATAGTTAGGCGGGTTAAGATAGTCCTAAATATTAAATCACTTACTGAAAAAATTGAGAATAAGCAAATGAAAGATTGGGTTTACTTTTATATTGAGCACACAATTAAATATGGTGAGCCATTCTATAAAGAGATCGGTTGGTCATTAGGTTTACAAAATAATTATATAGTGTTGAGTGTGATCAGGAGCTAACCAAGATAAGAAATTGGCGTATTGATCAGTTAGATTAATTAGTAGATATTTTTAATTTCCCCCTTCCATATGCTGAAAATTTCTTTTACGTTTAGAGAACTAATGAAACTAAAACAAACACTAGATTTAATATGGCTAATCAATTAATTGAAATAAAAGAAATTATCAAAGAAATTCGCTCTAAAACAGCAAATGGTCTTCCAATTAATCCTATTGACCATGATGTAGGTCTCCATAGCACGGCTCTACGAGAGGAAATTGATAAAGCATCCGACAAACTTAAATTATTTTTTGATGAATTTGAAAAATATAAAAGCTTTTTAGACGAAGGAATATTAGGATTTATACAAGAAAATTTAAATAATATTTTAATTATTATTACTTCCATAAATGAAACTCCTATATCTGATTTAGTAAAAATAACTAATAATCGTAACTTACTTTTATCAAAAATTAATGAATTGCCTATTATTTTCAGTACACCATTTTATAATTCTGGAAATATTAATATACTTGCTATAAAGAATCTTTTATTACAGTTACAAAATCAACTAGATTTATTTAAAGATTTAAATATATCTTCAATTTTAAATGACGCAAACCATTCTGAACTCGAAGAAATTCTACAGTGTATATTGGCAATACATAACGAATATATAATCTCTGATAATTCTAAAAATCTTCCGAAACTATCATTAGAAGCGTATAAAGTACTTAAAGCTGTATCGGATAAGTCTAAGAAAATTGAACTCAATCATTCAATCGAAAAATTAGAAGATAAAACTATCGAAATGAAGCAAAGGGTAGACTTGACTGGTAATTCAAATTTGTTTGATGCTTTTAATAATGAAGCTGACACATTCAAATGGAAAATAATTTCTTATAATATTGCCATTCTATTAATCCTAACTTTAGTTCTTATTTCATTGTCATTATTAATATTTATAATGATTTTTACTCCAGATTTTAAATTTATAAAAGACTATCATTTTTACGGTTTTTATATTTCACTTTTCTTTTTCTTATCCGTTTTACTAGCGTACTTAATCAAAGAAAGAAGTCGCCTCATTTCTCATCAATACTATTGCAAAATTACGTATTTAGAGTTACTTGCTATGATTCCATTCACAACGCAAATTGAAGACAGTGTAAAAGTTGACGATTTAAAGATACGCTTAGCAGAACGCTATTTTTTGGGACCAAATCGTATGTTTAATAATACAGATCCGACTAGTAGCATAACTACATCCAAACTTAGTGAAGTAATAAAATTAGCTCAGGAAGTCAAATCAACAATTAAATAATTTCCAATCTCAAAATCTGGTGAAAATATGTGCGCCAACTACGAACCTATCAGTAAAGACCGAGTACATTTGCTAGATCTCTTCGAACCTACATTCGACTATAAAGCCGATGTTTATCCAGGTTATAACTGCCCTCTTATTTTTTCTAAAGATGGCCACATAGAATGGCGACAAGTTAAGTTCGGCATGATTCCACCTTGGAACCATGATTTGAAGTTCTCAAAATACACATACAACGCTAGAACTGAAACTGTAGATAAAAAGCCTAGCTTTCGCCACGCATGGGCTAAAAGCCAATTCGCGCTAATACCAGTCGAAAAGATTTATGAACCACGTTATGTGAATGGCAAAGCAGAACGTTGGGGAATTTATAGAGAAGATGGCTTACCTTTTACAGTAGCAGCTATATACGATTCAACTGTGATTGACGGTCAACAAGTTAGATCGATGTCTATGCTTACAATCAATGCAGATAATCACCCTTTCATGAGTCAGTTCCATAAACCTGAAGATGAAAAGCGGTCTATTATCGTTATCCCTGAAGAATATAGAAAAGATTGGCTCAACTGCAAAAAAGAAGATGCTGATCAATTTTTCTTTGAAATGCCGATCGGTGAATTTACTGCTGACTACTTCCCTAAACCTAAAAAAACTGCAAATTAGCACCGTTTATTTTCCGACCAAATGCATCGTACAACGCGACAAGTTACGACTAGTCATTATTTATCCACAACTTTTTAAATTTGAATTAAGTCTTAGCTCTAGCATATCATTTGATTTTGTAACGAAATCAAATTAAGGGGAATGCTATGAGCGATATTGTACCGTCCATTATTAAGATAAAGCACTATCTCAATCAACCTATTGTTTTAGCTGATGTTATCTCAATTAAGCTCGTAATCCCCTCGACTCAAATGTTAACCCCCTATGCATTAGAAAAAATCAATGCAGGCTTCCCCTCCCCAGCTCAGGACTACATTGATAAAGCGCTGGATCTGAATGAGCACTTAATAAAAAATGAAACTGCAACATTCATTGTCAAAGTCGCATCACTCTCAATGCTCAACGCTGGCATCGACATTGATGACGAGCTCATTGTCGATCGTAGCTTAGATGCTAAACACGGCGATATTGTCGTGGCACTAATTGATAATGATTTTACGGTTAAGCGCTTAATGATTGAAGAGTCTAGTAAATGGCTCAAAGCAGAAAATCCAGAATTTAAAAATATCTATCTACAAGAAGGCCAAGAACTAATTATCTGGGGTGTTGTCACCTTCGTCATTAAAATGATAAGAAATTAGTCATGAAACATGAAAACAAAGTCTTCTTTCTCATCGATGTAAATAACATGTACGTCTCATGTGAGAGAGTCTTTGATCCCAGTTTGAATAACAAGCCCGTCATCGTATTATCAAATAATGACGGGTGCGCCGTGGCGCGTAGCAATGAGTCGAAATCTTTAAATATAAAGATGGGTGTGCCACTTTTTCAAATCAAAGACATTGTTCAGCAGCATAACGTAATCGTACTTTCAAGCAATTATGCAATGTATGCAGAAATGTCGAGACGCTTTCATAAGATTCTGAGTTCGTACGTAACTACAGAAGAAGTTGAACCATACTCAATTGATGAGTGTTTTGTTGATTTTTCTGCTTATGAAAAGAATTTCGATCTTGAAAAGGTCGGGCAACAAATGCGGCAGCAAATATGGAAATGGCTTGGCTTACCAGTTTGTGTTGGCATTGGCAGAAGTAAAACTGAATCCAAGATAGCCAACCATATAGCAAAAAAGAATCTGGGTTTTAACAGTGTTTGCGATCTGGTATCAATGGATCCGTGCAACAAAGAATATTATTTCTCATTAATTGATGTTTCGGAAGTTTGGGGTGTCGGCCGGAAGCATGCTAAAAAGCTGCAAGGTATGGGGATTAATACTGTACTTGATCTGGCTTGTGCAGAGCCACGAGAGATGCAAAAGAAATTTTCTATCGTCATGACCCGCACGATCTACGAACTACAAGGTATTTCATGCATTGAGATCGAGCACACCCCACCCTCAAAAAAGCAAATAGTTGCAAGCCGGTCTTTTGGCGTTCGTGTAACTGAACTAACAGATCTAAAAGAAGCTATCTCAATGTATGCTCAGGATGCATGTAAACGCTTAAGAGATGAAGGCTTGTTATGTGGATGTATGATTGCATTTGTTCAATCAAATCCTTTCGATCCAAATGTGCCGTTTTACAATAAATCAATCACAGGTTCGTTTTCAGAGCCCACTGATTGCGCAATCGATTTTGTTAAAGCAGCAACAAGAATGCTGAACGAGATCTATAAAGAAGGAATTAAATATAAGAAATGCGGCGTAGTGCTGACAGGACTTGAACCAAAAACTGGCCATACATATGACCTCTTAACCGACTTTGCACACATAGAGAAAAAGGAATGTTTGATGCAGGCTATGGATGGTATCCATAGTAAGTTCGGAAAGAAAAAATTAGGTGTCGGACCATGTTTTGTTCCCGGTCGGAACTGGTCGATGAGTAGAGATAAGTTGAGTAGAAATCCGTTTCGATGGGAAGAACTGCTACTTATAAAAGATTAAATTTATTGAATAAAAATCAATAAACTTGTATTTTTACTTTTTAAATCTTTACTAAAATAAAGAGGTAATAAATGAGATTATTATTAGTAATTGTTACGTTTATTTGGTTCTGTTGTGGTTCTGGATATGCATTTTATGATTTTAAAATGTCTTCACTGGCAATTGCTGTAACAGGTTTTATTGCTTTTTTAACTGCATTTATTAACTATAAACAAAATTCTAAAAAAGATAAACCAATGCAAAATCAAAAATTAAAAGGGAAAAGTTTTGGTTTGCAAGCGGGCCAAGACTTAAATATAACCTTTAATAAGGGGGATAAAGATGAGTAGATTGTTGGGTGATACTCAATCTCAAGAAGTTTCAGAAAATTCCATAGCAATTCAAGCTGGTCGTGATCTGAATATTGGCCTTTCTTATAGAGATGTAAAAGATATTTGTATAGATCTAATTGAGGCTAATTATCCCGTTTTAAGAGAAGAAGCTAGACAAGTTTCAATGCAATATGTAGAAGAATTTGGGGGTAAACTCTTCGAAAGACTGCAAAGAGAAGATCCAGAAGAAACACAGGAAAAATTAAAAGATCCAGATGTACAGGCAGCTATTACGACCTCTGTAATACATGTAGCAAGGATGACCGAAAAATCGCATCAAGAAATATTATGTGAGTTATTAGCAGAAAAAATTAAAAATAATGAAGATGAAAATAACTTACTTTTAAATGATGCAATTGAAATCATGACTAAAATAACAAAAAATCAAGTTTTATTTTTAGTACTAAGTCATTGTTTAAGAGGTGTAAATAAAGTGATTATTGAAGAAGGAAATATAAAATTACATCCTGATAAATCTGTTCATTTTAATTTTTATGAAAATGAAATTCCTGACTTGATTGGAAATGAAGTGTATAAAATTGATGAATTTCAATTAGGTTACAAAGGTCTTGCAATAACTAATGGACTAAAATCATATGAAGTTCCTTTAAATAAGTTTCTGATTGATCGTACTGATGCACCTATATCTGACTACAGTAATGGAACCGTAATGGAAGATAACGATATATTTTGCAGATCATTCCCTAGGCTTTCTCAAATAATTAGGAAATTTGGTTTTAAAACTATAAATGATTTTGATAGCCTACCTATCACCTCTATTTCGAAAGTAATCGCGACATCTTATTTAAAACAAGTGAATTTTATTTGATAATTTTATTCCCTTTAATGCTAATCCTAAAAAATGTGCATCCTGATAGCAGAATGCACAGCAAAACCAGAACCTTCATTGTGAAACGCGATTAGCAGTCCAGCCATAGAAAAATTGTTCCTGGCTCTGGTTGCGCTCACAGATTTCAATATAGCGTTGGCCCTGCATAATATTCAGCACACACACCAGGACTTTCTCACCTTCTTTACCTCTTTTAGATAGATAAGTTTTGAGTGCATTTAGTGTGGCTGGACCATAAATTCCATCTACAGATAAATCTGGCCACCCTGCTTTACCCTGATTATTCAGCAAATTTAAAGCACGTTGTAAAAGTGGTTTTGCAAAGCCGGTTCCACAGTTCACGCCTGTATCTAAAAGCTCTTCTGCCACTGTCGAGCTGATTGCATTCACCTGATCAAATCGCGGGGCTGTCCAGTACTGCTTCCGATAAATAGACTTGGCCACATCAAGCGGTAAATCTTTCATGTTGCCTTTAAAACCATTTGTACGTGCTACTGCTTCAGTAATGCCGTATTTAGTTGCGCCTCCTCGATCCGCCGGATTATTTACATACCCGCCTTCACGTTTAATTAGTTCTTCAAGATATTGTTCGATGTTCATTTCACTTTCCTTTAGATGTAAAAAAACCGCCCGCAGGCGGCATTAACTGTTTTCGATGTCACTTCTGGCTTTCTTAACTTCTTTGATTACTTCGATAATCGTCTTTCCTTCCTGTTTGTTGATAAAGTTAAATGTCCACCGCACTAAAGCCCAACCGGGAATGCCACAAACAAAGAAGAATCCACCCAGTGCCATCATCCCCCAAACATCTGTAATCCATTCATGAAGCCCCCACTTCACAATAATGAATGAACCACCAGCCAAACTTGATACAACGGTACAGATCAGACCTACAGCCCACTCTTGCGGTGAGCGTGGCATACGTGTCATCAATACAACTGCTGCAACTAAAGCGACTGCTAAAGTCACCATAATTGCCGCCCCATAAAATTTTAATAATGCTGTTAAACCGCTAGTAGAAACTGGTTCCATGCCTTTTACTCCAGAAGTAGGCAAAAAAAAGCACCCATTTGGGCGCTATGAATTAATTTAAATTAAGCTTCAGAAGTACTTTGAGTAATCTGATTTGAATAGTTCCAGACTGTGTTTTCCCACACATCACGTGCAGCAACACGAATGTAATATGGTGTTGTTGGTTGTAACCCTCCTATTGTGGTTGTTAAATCCGTGCCGGTCCACGAAGGCGATGTTTGTGTTGGATCAAAGTTTGAAGTACTGCTGAGCCAAACAGCATAGTCTTTCAGATCAGGAACCTCGCTTGGTACCCATGTCACTGTGACTGAATCAATAGTTGATGAGGTATAAACGTTTAGAAGTACTGGCGGTACCGGATTGCTAATACTTAATTCAGCAAAGGTACTGATCTGGTCGCCATTTTTACTGGCTACGCGAATTGTATAAGCCCTGCCTATACCATCCGTTTTAGCCTCTTCAATTGAATAGCTGTAATCCGTATTGGTTGTATCTACCTCACGAATCATTGCGCCATTTGACCAGACTTGAACACGGTAACCATCCGCACCTGTTGAGCTTTGCCATTGAACTTTAAAAGTGGTACCTACAAACGGCGATTGAATTGATAGGCCTTTAACGCTCGCAGGTCGTCCACCATTTAACGTATAGCTGTATGCAGTTACCTCATCCAATGTTTGCTCTTTACGCTCTAATCCGTTAAAGCTTGTGAACTTTAAGAAGATCTGTTTACCCACCAGATTTTCATTATAAAGATAATTAAAGATAGCTCGATCAAGTCGTACGAATGGCTCACCTGCACTATGATTTTGAGCATCATCGAAACGTCCACGTAAAATATTGCTTAGAGTATAAAGACCTGATCCGTTTAGTGTGGCCACTTGGTAGTTAATATACTCATCACCAACTTTACAAAGTGTCTGGTCAGCTTGAGCATCTTCTAAAGTACCGCTAAAAATCTGACTTGTTGTGTTAAGTTCAACTTGCAAAGCCGTATCATCAGTGTCAATGGCTGTTACTAATTGGCCATAGCGTGCAGAGCCGTAAATAGTTCCTATCCGCTCATATGTCGTATTGTCGAGGCTAGACCAGACATTACAACCGCCCCAATTGATACCACCTGATACAGCCACCCACACTTGATTTTTGCCGTCTGTTAGATCCAGCGGAGGTTCAAAAATAACAGGTGCATTCACATTACCCGGTTCCTCATTCCCACCCTGATAACCATTAGAAGCTTGTGAGTCATATTCAATTGCAGATCTTGAGCCTATAGCCAGCTCTTCCGCCGTAATAGTTAATTCACCGAACCCATCCTCTTCTATACGTGTAATACGTACAGGGAATTGATCTAAGCCTAATGCTTCATCAGTAATCGTGACAATATCCATAGGCTCCAAGCGGCAGTACTTCCAGCCCAAAGTAAACTCATATTCGTTACGCACATAGAGCAAACGTTGTAAGCGAAGCTGTGCGGCGTGTCGAGCAATTTTAGGCTCACAGAAAAAGTGGTTTTCTACTGGATCTTCAGTACGCAAACCAAACATCTCAATATTTGCTTGGTCCTTCGCTTCAGTAGTTTCTGTGTTGTACTGGTTATACCGATTAATGTATTCAATCTGAACATGATTATAAGCATCGGTGTCACGGCTACGGCGTACTCTTACTGGCTCATCATCACTAATAAAATCATCATCTGTTAAATGATAAGCAGGTGTAAGGTCTGGAGTAAAAGTAACACCGTTACCAGTGATTGCTGAATCACCATAAGAGCGGATTCTCAAGCCATCAGGACTTGGTACTACAGCACAATTTACAGCCTCGACAATCTCATTGATCGTTTCATAAGCTGCACGTTGTTCTGTGAATGCTGGGCTAATAAGAAGATTGGCTGCTCGGCAATAAGTACGGAACTCTTCTAAATCTGCCATGTTTAGATTAGGCGCGGCCCCATGACGTGGATGGGTAATAAAGTCTTCAATCACATCTGCTGGATTAGCATCATCAATAGTTTCAGACAATGTAATAGTACTAACCACCTCAAAGTTATGATTTGAAAGACTGGCACTATTTCCCATCTCGTAATTAGCACATGCTACATATCCTAAAAAAGGATAGTTAATTGCCTGATCCGGATGTTTTGAAACTAACCAACCCCACGGCGGATTATTATTTCCATCGTATAATTCAAACTTCAACTGGTCGATTGGATCTAGTGTAATAGATCCTTCCTGCTTGGGTATGTATTGATCTTTATCAACCCAGATCAAGCCAATCTTCTTAATCTGATTCTCACACAAACCAAGCATGAGCGAAGCACTATAACTAAATGTTGTATTACTGGTTTTAGTGCTCCCGCCCTTCCCCCCTGACTTCTCAACCGTAGTGTGAGGCGTTGCCAAGAAATCACCATACCAAAACATGTTCGCTGCTATACGAGTTTTGCCATAAACCAATGGTTGGCAAAGACCGTAAGCGGATTGCTGGACACGCATAGAATTAATACGGGTATCCGTTGTACTAATCGTGGTACCGCCAAATAATCCACCCATTACTTTTTCAGCCTCTTCATACGAAAAAACCCGGCGATTCGCCGGGCTAAACTTCCTTTGGTTCCATCTTGGAGTATGACTCCTTGATGCATATAGCTATGAATGACCTTTGGCCATTCGATGATAATTGCACCGTGGCTAATGCACTTGCCGAATTGATATAAAACGATGTCACCCGGTTGTGGTGCCCCTTCGACTGGATCGCATACACCCAAAATTAGTTCTAAATAGCGTTGCCCCATCTGGTGCATATGCCAGTCTGGCGGGTATGGTCGCGGATCCAAATGATCCATAAGGCCTACTTTCTCGTAGACTTCACAGATTAGAGTTCCACAATCAACTCCCACACCTTTTACACGCCCTTGGTGATGGTAAGGTGTGCCGAGCCATGTAAGAGCTTCTTTAACAGCATTGCAAGCAAGATCATTATTGCTTTTCAACTCGTGTACCTCATTTCACAGACAATAAAAAAGCACCCGTCTGGGTGCTTATGGTCTAAAGATTTCTTACTTATAAAATAACTTGATTTTCATCATACTCTTGACTAAATATGCTGCAATCAAAAGTAAAACTCCAATTAAAGTAAACATTTTGTCAGAATTACTATAGCCAGAGATTAGAAAAAATATTGAAATGGCTATTATTACTAAAAGTACTATTTTAGCTAACATTACTTTCCTCTTTAAATATTTTCTCAAAAATAGGTTTAAGTTGATTAGCGCCGGTTAAATTCAGGTGATCATCATCAAAATAGTATGGGTGATTATCAGTACCACTGATCACACAAATAGGATTACAAAGTACTTGGTGTACATCATAAGAACTAAAGTTTTTATACCTATCTTTAATGCTTTCTAAATCCGCAATAATTTCGTGATTATTGGCTAGATATCTATTCACATCATACTTAGCTTGTAAGTCATTTTCATAAAGAATCTTTGGAACTGATTCACTATAAACCGGGACAGGCATAATGAATTTAACATCAATATTTGCTTTCTCTGCCAACGCAACAACTTGCTCAATAACTTCTTTTGAGATTGCTTTTGGAGAAAAATGTAAAATCAACATGTCAATATTGAGCTTTTTAGCCTCATTTAACAACATTTCTGGAGTAACAGAATTATCCATGAGTGGCGTATTTGATACTAAAAAATAAGTATTAAATTTATGTGACCCTGCAACATTAGCAAAAGCCATTTTGATTGAATCAGCATGACTGTTACCCACCAGAAGCACTGACTTTTGAAAGTTCTCTTCGTTTATTTTACAACTTCTAGCATCAGGCTCTAAAATACGTGATAGCTTGCCACAACGATAAGTAGAGCGATCTTCAAGACCATTAAAAATATTTTGTTCTTTTTGATCATACAAAGTTGTTGGTACAACTTTAGCTGCGCCTGTGAGCAATACAAGTGAAACTAATGAAAACCAATAAACTTTAGTAACTTTGTTGATTCGTCTAGTTTCTACAAACTTATGCATCAAAATTGAAGCAATGATTATAAGCACTAATAAAATGGCTTTATCAGAATATGCCTTCGGATATAGTATTGTTCCAGAAAAAGGTTCATATAAATACAAGACAATAATAGGGAAATGAACCAAATAAATTGAGTATGAATAGTCGCCAATTTTTGCTAAAAATTTACTTACTGGATTGTCTTCTAAAACTCTTGGAATACCAAAGCCAAGTACTAAGCCCGTTGCGATACATACAAATAAAGCAATAAAACTTGGATGTCCTTGTGCCCTACTTAAAGTCTGACCATCGACATGAATAAATGGTATAGCACAAAGAGCAACTAAACCAAGTAAGCCCGCCCAACGATAGCTATCAAATTTAATATTGCCATTGTTTGTAAGGTAATATGCAACAATAAACCCTATTAGAAACTCCCACATTCGCAGCGGCATCATAAAAAATGATGTTTTAGTTGAGATTCCAACTATAAATACACATGCAGCAAATGAGCCCAATAACGCTAGAAATAAGAATGCTCTAGATTTGTTAAAGAACCAAACTATTAACGGAACAATTAAGTAAAACTGAATTTCCACACCCAAAGACCACAAGTGCAGTAAAGGGTTAAAATCAGATTTGCTAAAATATGAGTTTTGCATCCAAAAACCAATATTATTAGCAAACAGCAAGCTGTAAATTGACTGCGTTACCACCTGCCCTAATTCAGATGGTAATACAACAAATATAGATGCAAGTAATGTTAATATAACTGTAGCAAAATAGGCAGGAATTAAACGCTTTGCCCTACGTTCAAAAAACTTCTTAGTTTCGCCAGTTTTGTACAGAATAGCCATTAAAAAGCCACTTACTACAAAAAATACATCTACACCCAAGAAGCCGCTTTCAATACCTGCTATTTCCAAGTGAAATAAAACTACATAAATTACAGCTATTGCCCTCAGTAACTGAATATCTACTCTTTTATCCATGTGATAGTTTATTTTTGCTAAAGATTGCAAAAAGTATACACAGATAAACTTTTCAGCTTGTTAATTTTTTTAACCAATTAAGCATTCACTTGAATGCTTAATTAAAAGTCTTTAATTACATCCAACTTTTGGAAATAGCCAATATTTCAGCATCAGTTAATAAACGATTGAATATAGCTAACTTTGTAAAAATACAGTTACCGCCCTGTTGAACAACCGGTATGGATAGTGCAGATCCGAGTCGGAGACGATTAATTTTATTTAAACCAGTAGCTGAACTTACCTTAAACATCTTCTCACCATTGGTAGATTCTACTACACCAAAATCACCTACCTGAATTGCTTGGGTGACAGGTGCATTCAAACTATATGTCTGTAAATCCCCACTACCCGAGAATTGTGTAGAGGCATCAGATTTAAAACTCGATACCAGTCTATTACTAATTTGTTTTGCAGATGTTTTATTTAGACCAAATCCAGCAACGATAGTATCTGTCTCAACAACTAAACGAAGTTCGTTATACATTGTCCGCGCATCATCAGTCATGAACATTGGCATTGTCTGAATTAATACGGTTACAGGCTGGTTTTTATTAATAATTTCATTTAGCAAAGCTTGGTTGATTTCAACCAGATCATTACCCGATGTTGGTTTTGAATTCGTTGTAGTGATTGGAGAATGAACACATGCGAAACCAGCACAACGTATGATCTGAGCATGAGAAAGTGAACCAATCACCTGTACGTCTAATGTAATAGCAGTACCTTGTGCTTGAGGTTTAATTGTCGCAGGAGAATTTTCCGTAACTACAACCGTTTCAACACCTGCTCCCGTAATTACTAATGACCCTGAACCGATACATGACGCAACTAAAGTAGATCCTGCTGTAATATTTGATATTGTTTGAGTCACCGGTATAGCAGAATTAGCAAACCAGTTAGTTTGTTCATTTTCAACTAACAAGCCAAATCGGTTATTAACTTTCCACCAACGTAGTTGATTTGCTGACGTAATATAAGATTTGTTCCCTACACGATCTTGCGTCATTGGTTTTGTAGCTAATGTTTTTGCTGAAGTGCATGTTAAAACTTGATCTTCTGATAAAACAGTTTTTACGCCCCCTAAATTCTTTAAGTATTCTCCATTTTCAAAATCTAAAAAAGCAACCCAATCTTGCTTCCCTATTATCCCATTGATGTTGCCAAGATAATTAGTTGCTACTTTATTTGATTTAATAACTGTTGACATATTAAGTCTCCAAAAAATTGACGTCTAAAAAAGGTGTTGGCTGTACATAAAGCTTGTATCGGAGGGATACATCTGCAGGTTTGTGATTTGAAGTCCATAAAAAAACCAGCCGAAGCTGGTTTTGATCATTTAATTGGGGCAGAAAAGTAGCTTTATAGACTTCTTGCGTTGTGGGATTCCACCAATCAGACGCCCAATTAAAATTATGGAAATCATCAGAAATACCCAATCGGAAACCTACAGAATCCTGCCCTACTCGATTCTGGTAAGTACATACGATCTTATCGCCTACAATTTTTAAATCTGCATGCCATGGACTATCTGTGGTTGGTGTCGTACAAGTTCCAACAAATTGCCAATTATTGTTAAGTGTCTTGCTAGTGAAGTGCTGCAAGCCACTTGTATTTCCATTTGTATTTCCTATGACATACAAATGATATAACTCAGTTTTAGCATCAAAAATGACTGCAGGAGCTAATGCTGAACCAGTGTAATTTTCAAATACTGCTTCACGTTCAGACCAATTTTTCCCATCTTTTGTTCGTCTAACAAAAAGCTTTTCATATGTAAGATTAGGTTCTACACCGTCCGTATCAGCCCAGTAGGTTCTGAACATTAAACATAATTCACTTGTTTTGTGATCATAGAAAGTAAAACAGTCAGAGTTATAAACAGGCCCATGCTCCCAAGCGTAACTATCAGGCTCATCAATTAAACCTGTAAGGAGATCAAATTTTTGAAGGTCATTTGAACCTAATAAGAATGGATTTTCTTCTTTCGTATTACCATTCGTATAACCAGTAATAGTTAATATGTAACGGTAACCTAAACAATTATTAGGTACTTCTAAAATATGAGGATGGACTACGCCACGATTGACCCCGTAAGGTGTGTTTACTGGAATATAGCTCCCCCAATCACTCACTTTTGCATTGTTAATCCAATCCTTGCTGATAGAAAAGTTTTGGAAAGTCCACTGCAAAGGCACAGGTGCTAATAATCCTAGATTTTGATTATTACGAAAGAAATTAAGTAGATTTTGGCCTTTTGCTACAAATGAATCTCGATATGAATATTGATTTAAAGCTGAAGTATCCACAGTTGAAAGGCTATTGTTATTAATAGCTGAAGCAATATCAGTCTCAACACCAGGAATATAAAACTTCGAATCCAGATCAAAATAAGCAACAATATTGTTATTAGCATCAGTTAATGTAAAAAGACGCTGATCTAAGTTAATCCCCGTTGTGCTTTCGACATAACTTTTAGTGTTGTTGATTGCACTAGCAACGTCTGTGTTTAAGCTTGGAATTAATAACTTCGAATCTTTTGTAACGCTCAAGACAATATTATTATCACTATCAAGCAAATCAAATATATTTTCAGAATTCCGCTGAAACATCTTTGCAAAGATATCTGAAAAAGTTTTTTGTATAGATTCTTCAACCCCCACGATCTGAACAGCGCCATCTTTTTTGATTCTCATGACTGTTCTATCTTCAGCATCTGCAAAATCAAATAATATTTCTTCATTAAATGGATATTGCGAAACACGATTATTAATTTCTTGCTTATACCCATTTACAGTATTAATAAATCCATCTAAAGCCTGTTCGAGCATTTCACTCAAACCATTGCCGTGTTCATTTAAATAGTCTTTTATCCCTGCAATTAATCTTACCAAAGCATCTTTAAATTGCTCTTCAGTAACATCAGGACCGACCATTTCTTCTGGTAAAGGTAAATCTGCCATTAAAGTGACCCCATAAAAAAACCCGCTGTATGCGGGGTTTAAGTTAAAGATTAGTAATTAAACCGAAGTTTCTGGTACTGGTACAAACGGTGCACCACGGAACCGAGGGCGGTTGTTAAATCGGTTTATACAAGTATCAAGCCGTTTATCACAACCCGGATAAACACGAATGGATTCACCTATTTCAGGCATGTCTAAAAGTGGCAAAGTGAGAATAAGTGCACCCGATTCATGCAAACGGACTGTTCGCTTAATACCAACATTAGCGCCCTCTAAAAACTCCACCACTCCTTGAGTAAACCAACCCTGCGGCTGACTTAAATTACATAGTATGCGACTAGGTGTACTATTTGGCCCAATTGTCGTATTCACCGCAAAATCCGCACTCAACAACCCACACGCATTATCAAACAAAGTATTTAAGCAACCTGGTGTGTATAAATTTCTCGGCATTTGAAGTTTTAAGTCATCCACTTCTGAGACCACACTAGCGTTAATTTCATAACGATCAAGTTCAGGCTCAACAATACGGCCCTCAAATAAAACGAGTGTGCCGGCACTAGTATCGGTTGGTGTATTTATATCCATAAAAATACGCTCAAGCTTAAAACGAGCCCCATCCAAAACGCCGTTATGAAATGCCTGTGCTACAGGCACATCACCGAATTTAGTGCTTTCATTAGTTTCAATTTTGATAGATAAGTTATCTACTTCAATGCCTAATGAGAGGCTGATTCCTTCACGACTGATAATCGGGCCACCTGAGATGAACTCTTTACCATTAACATTTAAACTGTAATCGTAACTGGTATAACAGTACTCAATACCTTGAATAGTCTTAATGGTGTACAGATCAGCCATAACGAACTGGGCAGCATCTAACAAGGCAATAAGTTTGGGTGATGCTTGTCTCATATCTTATTTCCTAGTGATCCAATTAATTCAACCTTGTTCGCCTTCCACAACTTATGCATAAAGTTGACATATTGTTGTGTGTCATCTTTAAAGCGGCATCGATAATAGAAAGTACCCTTTACAGTTACTTCCACTCCCTCTTCAATTGGCTGTGAAAGAATGTATTTACCATCACTGGTTACCTGTGCCGATGCGGTATTCCACATCAACTTTTCTTGGTTGGAATTCCACATGGTTTTAACCGGTGTTTGATTCCACATATTAGGATCTACTTCACCGACAATTTGCTCTTCTGTATTTCCGAGTGGCAATTGACTTGTATACATATCCTTGTAAAGCTGGAATGAAGTTGTAGCCCCATCCCCAGTGAAAGTACAACTAAACTCATTATCTTCAGGCATCTTATAAAGGAATGAATCAAATGCACCACGGCGTTCTAGATAAAACCCTTGTAGTTGCTGCAATTCCTTTCTCCCCTTATTTTCCCGCAAAAATGCGTAAGACAACGAGATTTCATATTTCGGCGCGGCCTGAAAACTCGCTCGGAGTTCTCGGCCATTAATTGAAGTCATGATTTTGGTGTTGAACATGGGTGTTAATGAGGCATCCCATTCAAGACCGGGTAATTCTGGAAATAATACGTTTGACACTTACACCTCCTTACTTACCATTCTTACCAAAGCCACGAACATAGCTGTGTAAGCCGCTAGCCACTGCACGACCATTATTTTTTAATAACCGCTCAATACTCCTAGCATCTACGGCGCTAATATGAATAGTCGGTCCAGCTCCTCCGCCTTCTGCCGCAGCTGCCGCACCAAAACTTGCACCACTACGCATGGCTTTACCCATTTCACGAATGGTATTTGCATGTTGTGAAGGTAAAACCATCTCATCTTCATGAAGCTGAGTAACTGGATTAACACCGGATGGAATGTCGTAACCGCCTCGAGCAGATTTAATCTTTCCAGCTAGACCAGCAACTAAACCGAATGCAGCTGCACCGGCACCAACGGCGAGAATTGGGCCGATGTATGGAATGGCAACCATGGCCTTAAATGCTCCGGCCATTGCTTCCCATGCTGACATCATGATGCCCTTGATAGCTTCAGCCGCTTTTAACCCCAATCGAGCCAAACCACCCGCAGCAGTAACACTGGTACGAGTTGCTTCACCTGCAATTGTTGCCCCTGTTTGTGCAGCTTGGCCAGAAGCTTCAGCCGCTGTTTCAGCACCAACAAAACCGAGTTTTCGAGCTAGTTTAATTGCTTGGATTCTGAGCCAGCCTTGGAGCTCTTTAGTAGCCGATTGCAATGCAAATGCACCCATGTCTGCAAGGACAGCTTTAGTTGCATTACTCCATGTCAGTGTGCCATTCATTAAAGACTGAATGCCTTGATCCCAAAGGTTAGAAAGTCGAGAGGTGAAGCCGCCGAACTTAGCCTCAAAGTCTTTCATTTCCGCATCACTGATTAAGCCCATAGACTTAGTGTCAGCAACTTTCTGATCTGTCTCTAAATCAGAAATATTGTTTGTGATTTGGTTTTGATTACCTTGCTTACCATTAATTCCCGTTTGCTCGTTCTCAAGTGCCAGACGCTCTAAAAGACCTTGCCGTTTAATTTCACGTAATTGATCTTCGAGCTGCTTCTCTAATTGAACCTTGCGAACATTAGAAATTTTCTTTGCATCATATTCGGCTTGGATCCGTGCCGATTCAATTTCATACAAGCGTTGTGCTTGCTGTTGATAATTGTCTATCTGTTCTTCACGAGCTTTTTTGTAGTCCTCAAACTCTTTTAAACGAATAGCAATAATCTTGTCTGAAGCATCCTTTTCGGCTTTGACTTTAGCGGCGGCTTTTTCATCGGCAGTCATCTTAGATTTTTCAATCTCATCTAATGCCTTCTGAAGATCTAAAGCGACTTTCTTTTCTTCGGATGCATATTTATACCGAATATCTGCAAGTGCTTTAGCTGCCTGCTCAGCCTGCCGTTGACGCTCTTTAGCCTCTTGCTCAGCTTTAGATTTAGCCGATGATTTAGATTTTCCTTTATCATCTTTTTCTCCAGTGCCAATGCCAAGATTAGTGTTAGGAGGAGCAGAACCTAAGCCAAGTTTTGGTGGTTTAGGTGGCCCAATAGATTTCGTTGGATCCTTAAAAACATAGTTGGTAATCTTTTGATTACCTGCAGTAGTTACATCAAGAATCCGCTTACCCGCTGTGACAAGGGAGTTGGCCGCCGTGGTTGCCCCACTGTTCCATGAGTTCTTAAGGTCATTCATTCGGCCTTTCATTTGGTTGGTATAACGTTCAGTAATACCACCTAGCTGAGATAAGCCACCTTCCCAAGCTGCTTTCGCACCTGAGAAGTTAAAATGAAGGATATTATTTACAACGCTTCCAAATGTTTGAAACTTAACTTGTAGTACATCCAGACCGTACTGGATAGTGCTACGAACCATATCAAAGCCGGCCATAAGACCATTAAATGCAATGATTAAGGCTTGGCAAACTGTCACAACAACGGCGCGAATAATTGCAAAGGCAGACTGAACACCTACCTGAAAGCCTGTAACTACCACACCTAAAGCACGTAGAACCACAGATATTGCATCCATGAAACCAATCTGAGTATTAGCATCGTCTCCAATGCTTCCAGTTAAGTCGCTCCAGATTCCCCCGATAGTTGTAAACTGCTCACTTAGAATGCTAAAGAGACTTTCAAAGATTCCAATAATTGATTTAATCGAATCATCAATTGCATCTTTAGACTCAGCAGCAAATGTCAAAAATTGATTAGCCAAATCAGTTAAAGCTGGAGCTGCTTGTGCTGCAATTCGTGTAAGCACACCTTGTAAAGTGAGCTGTACGATCTCTAAAGAAGCATTAAACTCTTTAGTAGCAGCAATAGCATCTTCACTCATGATTACGCCTAAATCATGAGCTTGGGTTGCATATTTTTTTAATTTTTCACCATTATTATCTAAGAGTGGGGCTAATGAGGTCGCTTCATCCGCAATCGACTCCATATAAAAAGTCATTTCAGCTTGAGAAACATTAGCCTTCTGCAAAGTCTGGTAGTACTTTTCTAGAATCTGCGGACCAGATAAACCTTGAAACTCTTTGGCAGTTACCCCTACTTTAGGAGCGATCTTCTCAAAGAAATCGGCCATCTCGCCACCACCAGTTTGCAGGAAATCACCAAACTTATCGTTTACATCTTTCATAATGTCCGATAGCTTGTCTTGCTCAACGTTTACCTTTTTGGCTGCAAATGCCCACTCTTGAAATTCAGTAGTATTCGCATTGGCTAAACGAGATTGAATTTCTAATTCTTTAGATGCCTTACCAACGGCGGACACTAGATCCGGTATTGCTGCCACAGCCTCTGCTGCACTTCTTGCAATTTCTTGACCTATACCTAGAAAGAAACCACCTTTAACTAAGGATAAGCCACTGGTAAGAGAGCTTTTAATGTCGTTCCCTACTGTTTTAAACCTCTCTGAAAGGCCTGTTGCAAAACCATTTAACTCTGATCTTAAATTCGTAAGATCTAAATTTAAGTTAATATTCCGACCAGTGTCTTCAATTCTTTCAGTAGAATCAGTAACAATCCTTTCGGCATCCTGCATTCCTTGCCTAAGTTCAGTAGTTCTTGCACCGACATGTACTTCAACACGGTTATTATTTGCCATACCTACCTCTTTGGGCATAAAAAAACCTTGCCGATGCAAGGTAAATTAAAATAAAAAACCCCGTAAGACGGGGTTAATTTTTACGAATAATACTTACTCAACAACAACTAGGTCAGCTATTCCACAACCAGACGACGCAGCTTGAGAATGTATAAAGCCCATATTAAATTGTTTTATTGTTTTAGTTTCACCAGCTTTAACAATCTCATAAATTACTCGACTATTGCTATCGATCTTGGTTTTACTATTAGAAAAGTGCTCACACTCTACGGTGATATCTTTAATGTCATATTTACTATTATTTTTGATTTTAAAATCAACCAACATGACACTATCAAATCCACCTTTAGCCCAATCATAATCTAAGACAGTATTTTTAAGTGCATCTTCTTTGGGTGACAATTCTCTAGTGCTATTTGATGAAGAAGATCCCTCACCTCCACCAGCAATAATGCCAATAATAAAAAGAATGACAAACCCTAAAAAGATCCATTTTAAAACTGAACGCTTTTTAACTTTAGCCCCACAACTTGGACAGTTTTTAGCTTGAGTGCTAACTTGTGCCCCACATTCTTTGCAATTAGTTAAAGCCACAGAATTATCCTTATAAAGTCTTAATTAACAAACTTTAACCAACGCTTACAAATAATGCAAATAGGGCAGCCTTAACCACCCTGAGGGAAACTTTCTAAAACCTCAAGCATATCGTCTTCATCATCATCTGAAACAGTTATAGCTTGCAGAGTTTCTTCAATTCCCATGAATGCTTCCAAGATACGGCAAAGACGCTGTATACCTATATGTGCGGGAGGGTTATTTTGCTGATACGCACTTAATGCTCTTAATCTAGGTAGATCCATTTCATTGATTACATAGTCGTAATCTTTACCCATGGTCAGCACTAAATGCGTGTACAGCTCCTCCCAGTCTATTCCCCCGAGCCACCTGCAGCGCTGTCATCATTGCCTTTAAGACCAGACACAGACATTACAGCTTCCATCACTTCTGTGAGCTGATCCATAAATAGCATCTCTGCCACATCATCACGAGTAATGTCGGGGTAATTTCGTTTCAATGATTTGTGTGCCACATCAATCACAGTGCCGACATCATCTGGCTTGAATGATTGAAGTGCCGGCAATAGTTTTTCAACTGCACCAAGAGACAATGGAGCAAAAACAAATGGCTGACCATCTACAAGAACTGTAGAGCCTCGAGGATTTTCAACTTGCTTAAATTGCATTTGGTATTACTCCGATAAATCGATTTTGAAGACACGGTTAAGATCATCAGCCATAGGTTGGAATTCAAACTCAGGAATATCGTAGTCATCCTGCTTTGAACTGAACCCAAGCTTGTTACTAGTACAACGGTAGAAATTCATATGCATGAATTTGCCCTTGTAATCACGTTGCAGATCTAATGCAAACTCAGGTGTATAACCCATATCTAAGTTAGACACGGTGATTGACTTACCGCCTGCAACTGTTGCGGAATATCGGAAGCTAATAAAAACTATCTTCCCAACATCGGCAGTAGCAAATGTGTAGGCACCTGTCACGTTATCCACGCTGTATTGCCCTGCCACTGGCGCTGATGCCACACGTTTAAGTGGAATAGCCTTACCATCTGTAACACCTAAATCCTTAACAAAAGTGCCAGCATTTGGAACTACAGGTGTAACCAAGCCGCCTGTTTGAATAGTTTCACCATTAATGGTTTGGGATACTGTCTCGATCCCACCTTCAGCAACTACACCACCAAAGAAAATAGAATTTAACAAGGTTCCGTTAATGCGACCGAAAGATGCTTTACCTTTAATTGAGCCTTTACCACGTGCAGCATCAACTGCGAATTGTCCACGGCCAAAGAGTTCTTTTAAATCGAAACTAATATCGACACCTACCGACTGCAATACCCCCACTTCAACGGGTGTGGGATTGCTAATCGGTTGCCCATAAACATCTTGAATCGGTGTAGCAAAGATCTTGCCGGCACCAAATAAATATTGAGCCATTTATTTTGACCTCTCTAAAATGACAAAACCGCCATCGAGGCGGTCATAAAATGAATGTTTTGTTAATTAGTTGTAAGGATCCGGATAGGAATAATTGCAATCGCCTGATCATCCAGCATGTTTTCTACTGCTTCATATACTTCTATCGTGCCTTCAATCCAGCAGTGCTCTACCAATCCACCTAAGGTTTGATATTCACTAAATTCTGGATGGTTTGGCTGAATAGCTTCACGTACACGATCAATAAAAATATTCATCTGTGATGATGGTGGCTTTGCCCTGTCAGATTCATGGATATAGAGATAAACCTCAGCAGCTAATTCAACTTTTGAATCTAAACCATGAACCGGCACTTCCTGTTGATTACCTTGAGTAATAAACATGGCTGGTCGTTGTTCTGCTGTCACATGGTTAAAGTGACGTAAACGGCGACTGACTGTAACTAGCCCGTCTACCCTTGTACTTAACTGCTCAAACAACGCTTGATAGATTGCTTCGCTATCCACTCGCTAAACCTCGCTGAATTGCCGCATCTATATTTTTCGGCACAATCTTGGCCACCATATCTAGTGAATCACGCATGAACCGTAACTCACTAAATTTAACTTTTCTTGAATGGGCCTTAATATTGACTTGAACTGGCGATATAGTTCTGCCAAAAGCCTGCTTAATTGTTCTTAGGTGTGCTTTAACCCCCAAAGAACCTTTTAAACCAAACTCATGAGCAAAAGCATAAGGAACTAAAGCACCACCAGCTCCTACCGTTCCTTCGATCGAATCCTTATCCTCATCAACCTTAGATGAAACGGAACCACGTAAGCGGCCAGACTGAACATTCAGCCTTTGGCCACTCAGCATATCTTCCTGAATCGTTCGCTGTAAGCGTAAAGTAAGTGCGTTTACCGTGCGTCTTATTTCAAACCTAACGCGATCATTCATCTCATCAAAGTTGACTCGAGTATCAACACGATAATCGCTCATATCCTTTTACTCTTTAGCAGAGGCCGTCGATTTCTTTTGCTCAGCCACTTCGACATAACGCTCAAAACCTAGAGGCTTTAACATATTAATAATGTCGTCCTCAGATTCTAAAACACCATTTTTGATATCTAGGTTTTGACCAGCAATAACGATTTTTGATGGCTTATAGCCTTCGGGTGCCTGATATTTAAAAGGCATGGGAATCTCCTATACGACAAAAGAACCAACGCCTAAGCGATTAGGGTTTGTGCCTTCATCATCAATTGGAATGGAATTTTTTAAAGCAAGATAGCGCTGGCCATAAATACTTAGATCATAAAAAGCTTCTTTCGATGATCGGGAGTAACTAACGCTTTGGCCCGCGATTGTCATGCTCGAAGCAGTACCAAAAGCAGCACCATTGCCGCTTGCGGTACCGACTTTAAGGATATGTGCTGCATATAGACCTACAGCACGTTCCTTTAATGCTCCAAACTCAATTTGAGATACAACCAGATCCGCTTCTTCTAATTCATCCTGAATCTTTGCATTAGATAGATTCATTAAGGCAGAATCAGTCGAGAACTTTTCACGAAACGTTTGTACGTCCATACATCCACCTTATTCCTTAGCTTGAGCTAACTTTGCTTGTAATTGCTCAAGTGTTTCATCTTCACTGAACGTTACTTCAAGCACTGCTAGTTCAGCTTTCACGGCGGCCAAAGCAGCTTCATCAGCTCCCTTTTGCTGGTCGCCTGCTGTATCGTTTGATTTGCTGCCTTTACCACCACGTCCACTGGTTTTACCTGCTGCTTTTGGCTCTTCATCTGGGATTTCCTGAATATCAAGTTCGCCAGATTCAACAAGGTGTTTGGCAAACTTATTCTCAGCAAGTTTGTTATGCACATCTTCTTCAACAATAGTTGGAGTGCCAGAGGGTAAAACAGCAAGCCCAGAAAGAATAAAAGCGGCTTGTAAGCCGCTATAGGTATATGAATATTTCATTCTGTTTTAATCCTTATACATGATCCAAGTAACGAAGAGAGTCAACACGCTTCAACCACACGCCTTGAAATTTGTAGTGACCAGGTACTTTGATATCTAAGCCCACTGGTTGAGCTGCCAAGAATGTGACGTCATTACATTTCATTTGGATGCATGATGGGTCACGGCGATAGATAATTGAACGGTCTGAACCAGCTGTGCCTTTACCGTTTGAACGACCTAAACCACGAATGGTTAATGGCTTATTTTGAGTGGTGAAGATGTTATTTTCTTCAATGAACTTTAAGAAAGTTTTGCCACCAGAATCAGGGACGACTCGAGTTGAAAGATGCTTATATTGATTAGATGCCATCAAATAAGTATCTGGCTGAACCGAAACATCGCCATCAATTTGGTCTTCTGCATCAGCAAGGCTTGAATTGAAATCTGATAGCACTTCTTCAATGGATGCAGTCGCCCAATTGTGCTGAGCACTGACTACAGTGACACCAGTTTGATTTAGGAAGCCTTTAACCCCAGTAAGTGCATTGCCATACCATGCAATGTTGCTTAAGTGTTTTTCTGCTGCTAAACGTGCTGCCTGCACCTTATCAGCCTCAAGCGTAACATTTAGTTTTTGAGCTGTTTCTAATTCAAGTACTGAGTACCAATAACTAATCGTACCAACTTTGATTGGTAGCGACACAGTATCGTAATCAACTTCAGCCACAGGAATATCATTACCTGTGCCAGAGTATTCTTTACCGATACCAACACCCTTTTTACGGGTTAAAATTTCACCACCACCAAACACCCCGCTAACTGGCTTAACAGGAATGTATTTCGCGTAATCCATCACTTGTTGAAGTTGAGGGTCCATATCGTTAAATTCTTCTAACTTAACGAATAACTGAGCTAAGGCATCAATATTAAAGGCATCAATATTAAATGCATCGCCAATATTAGCCTGAACCATTTGAGCTACCGGTGTTAAACGTAGCTTCATTGCCGCCAATTTACTCATAATTATTATGCCCCACGTAAGCGAACAGCAGCCAAGCCCTGTTCATTAGAAATTGTTTCCCAAGATGCATTTGGTAGCTCGGTACCATCTGTTGCTGTTGGGGATAAAGAACCTAACGGCGCTAAAGTTGTACCATTAGCTGTTTTGACATAAACCTTTGCATTAATGTCGGTGACTGGTGCAGTGACCTTCACGTAAATCGAGCCGATCGTCATAACTGGAGCGACATCTGTTGCTTTGTAAGCTTCTTTACCATCTGTAGTTCGACCTGACTTACCTACGCCGTGTCGTACGATAATTCCAAACTTGGTGTTAGTTGCACCAGTTACGGCTAATACAGTTTTACCGTCAGTACTGCGAACAACCACATCACCATCATTCACCAGACTGGTACCAGCCACAGGAAGGGATAAAATATCCTCTGGCCCAATGAGGTGAAACTTCATACCCGGTGCTGCATCGTATTGCTTAACCATGATTTAAATCCTCTTAAATTTCTTTGTATGCATTTTCTTTGCTGTAGGCCTTTTCATCCCCAACGCCAGCAGGATTACCGTCACCAGCTTTAATATTTTGCTGGTGGTTAAGTGCATCGGCTACCGGGTTCGATGGGTGCGTTCCTTTCACAGCAGATAAGGCGCGGAAAACTGTATCGATCTGATCAGGTTTTGCATCACCTACAGCAACACTACCCAGCACAGCCCCAACCAAGGCATCGCCCGCTTTAGCTGCGATTACATCGCGCTTGATTTGCTCACATGTGCAGCCTTCGGTTTTAACTGTTGGAACTAATGCTTTAGCATCTGCAATAACAGCAGCGCGTTCGGTAGCCGCTTGTTCGAGTTTTTCTGGGGTCATCTGGTTCTTTTCCAGATCACCGACTTTCTGCTCAAGCGTGGTTTTATCGGTATGCAATTGATCTACGACCGCTTGAACTGCGTTTAGTTCATCACCGATAGAAAATTGCTTATCACCGACTTTAAGTTTTGCAGCCTTCAAGTTTTCCAGCTGCTCTTGTTGTTGCTTTAATGCATCCGCCAAGGGCTTGTTATCGCCAATGTCAAAACGAATACCGTTTACACTTACTTCCATTGTTTTCCCCTTTGGAGTTTGCTTTTCGTCACCGATGCGGCAATCACCACCACAACGCCCGTATTTAACGAGAGCTATGTGATCACCATTAAAATTGATAAATTTAGCTTGGTACGGCGTACCGTCTGGAGCTGTACCCTGCTCAACAACTAACATGGCCCCGTAGCCAAGCGACATCTCAATGCGCTCGTTACTTTGAATAAGGTCAATACTGATCTTGTCCTTAATGAGCAGATCACCCACTAGATAATCGCCTTCCTGTCGGACGTTCTCACAATAACCAATGTGATAATCCTTCCAGTTAGAGGCATTAATTTCATTTTTAGGTGGGTGATAGTCAGTAGCATCTACGCCATTGAAACTTGCAATCGTTTCAGGCTTAAAGAGTTCTTCTGCTGGCGTATAGATGTTAATAATCTGGTCTGCTGAATATCCCTCTAAAGACGGGAACTCATAGGCATAGTACTGACGAACCTGAGGCGCTTTAGCTAAGCGAACATTGACGCATTTCAAATACCCTTCTTTGGTAAATGAGCGTGTCGATTCACTTGGCGCAAAGTCACCTACCTTAAAGAGGTAAATGTTTTTCATAAATTGCGCTCAATAAAAAACCACCCGAAGGTGGCTTGATGGATTTTTATTTAAGATTAAATGACTTCCGCATTATTTTTGCTTTTCCATGGCTCATATTCTCCCGAATGATATGGAATAAATATTACAAATTTGATTCCCTCTAATTTATCAATCAGTTCCATATCATTTGGCGATAAACAATCCGCTATAACAATATCTATATCCCTGATTTGAGCAATTTTACTAGAAGGAATTGCTTCAAACCTTGTATTAGAAATATTTACAGGTTCATGCCTTTTTAATCTAGATGCAGTAAAATTATTTAAGTTGAACGTATTTATAGCTTGCCCTAAATCATTATGTATTAAATTTTTAATATTCGGACAAATAAAAACTACGTTATTAATTGGAAAATTTTTCATTATCTGAAAGGCAGTTGCTAGCGCTAAACTAGCTTTTTGTACCCCATTTCTATCTTCACATTTTATTAAAAAGTTTCTCTTCATAATTAATCTTTCTTGAAATAATACAAAAGTTTAATTTAGAGAGTTTTTTCAATTTTTCAACCCTAGTCAATCAAAATATCCTCATAGTTTGGCAATGCCGTGCAGCGACACCGAATAGGCTGTCCGGGATGTCCACCATCTGGCGGTGAATCCCATCTAAATGTCTTGCCTTGCTTATGTTGATGGTCTGGCCGCACACGCTCATCTTTCGCCGTTTGCCATGTGTAAGTTTCAACACCCATTGAAAGCTGTCGGGCTTGGTTAATTTGGCCGTTAATCTTGCCCACCTGATCACTAGCAATAAGACGAGCACGATAATCAGTAGACAACCCTAAATCTTTAATTGCTTTTGCTAGTTGTTCATTTGTTTGGCCAGTCTGCAAAGCATTGGTGATTAATACTTCAAGCTTATCGGCGTATTGCTGAGGAATAGACTTAATCAAGCTGACATTAGCCGTAATATTTAGGTCTACTTCATCCTGAATATCAGCAGCTCGATAGAACGGCGTAAGATCCACACCAATAATTGTTTTGGTGTGCTCTGCTATTTGCTTGTCCACTTCCTTTTGGGTGTCAGTCACAACTTTTGTGGCTAACGGTCGGGAAATCTCAACAACATACTTTGTGAGCTTTTCCCTAAACGCCGTCATCATGTCCGAAAACCAAGCATCACCGATGTTCTGGCCTACCGTTGGAATGACTAGATCCTTAGTTTGGTCCTGACAAAACTTTGAAATAGCCAGTAATTGCCGTGTGTAATACAGCTCTACACGGCGATTTACGTGCACAGCTCTTGGCTTAGAAGCTTTTCGCCCTTTCTTATTTTTTTTAGCTTGCTGGAGGTGTGGTTTTAGTATTTGAATTATCGTCGTCATCTGGGTTCACCATTATCTCAAGCTCTTTGATGTGATCTTCATCAATCACTGAATAAACACCGTCAATGAGTAGCTGACGCGCTATCTGAGGTTCCGTAATGATACCCATTTGAAGATATTTATCGTCACGTTCTGCGTTAGCTTTCTCAACCTCAGCACGAACCTTAGCGTCCAATTGCCATAGCGGATTAAATACAACGTCTAAACTTGGAATCTGACGACCAAATGTAGCTTGGCAAATCACTCTTAAAAGCTTCAACATGAATGGCTTTAATGACCAAGTTTGCTTGGTTGCTATAGTGTCGTAATAGTTCCGTGTGTCATGTTCGCCTGTAGCATTCATCCCCGAAGGTGATTGACCGAATAAAACCGTATATGGCATTTCGGCCGCTCCAGAAGTTTGAATCGAATACTCACGCATAAGGTCAGGTAAACCACCAAAGCTATAAGATTTAGAGTCGTACTCTTCTTCGGCATCGAGCACGATCATGCCATTGAGACCTTTTAGCAGACCAACACTAAGAAAACGCTCTGCCACACCTTTTAGGTCCTCTTTGATCTTATCAACCAAATGCGGTGTTCTAATCACATCAATTTTTGATTCATGGACTAAACTAGCAGTGGCTTTCTTAACTGCCGCATGATCAAGCAGATCCTCATAAACTTCCTGTAAAACACTTACAGGCTCTTCATTGACCACATCTGCATGACCAAATTTAATTAAGCGTGTGTGGTGGATGCGTTGGTTAGATTTGCCATCGAGTTTAAGCTTGTAAAATTCAGGTTGCTTGAGCAGCCCACCTGCTTCATTTGGAGGCAAGTATTTTGAAGTATCGGCTTCAATCTGCTTTTTCTTGAGTACGGTGAAAAACTCTAAACGACCGATGCCCAATTTGTTTAAATCAAACGGTTGATCTAAGTTGCCGCCGTCCACCGTACCTAAGAGCACATAGCAAACGCCATATAATCGAGAAAGGACCAAGCTAGATAAGAGCACCCCATCTAAATTAAAAGCCTTACACGCCTCCTTAAGCTTCTCTAAATCATTATCCTGAATCCCTTCATAGAACCACCCTGCTCGAAGCATGTCGCTTGCTGGACGGTTCACAATGCGCTTGGCTAACCAATGTTGATAAACCGCTTCTAATTGCTCATCTGGAATAACCTTCTTAACGAATGATCCATGTGATGATTTGTCGCGGTCAGTACCAATATTTGAGACAAAGTTTGTATACGCCCCTGCATCGCCAATTGCATCGGACTTTTTATTTTCAGTCATAATTTCCTCTAATCAAATACAGTTGGCTTGCTTGCTATTGAATCGTTAATCGCATCAATGGTCGGATCCCACTGATCGTCATGATCATGTGACCAATCAGCGGTGAGTCCTTCTATTTCTTCAACGTAGTTCAATAGCCATGGTGCATTAGCAGGCAATAAGACTCGGCCATCTTCAACATAAAGAATGACGTCCATAGTCCTCGATAGCTTGTCATCTCCGCGCTGAATAGCCCGAATAGGTAAAGTTGTTTCTTTAGCAATGGTTTGAATTAATCCCGTACCACTAGCTTTATCCTCTACAGCCATATATCGAAGTTTGCCGATTTGTGTATTGCCATCCTTATGTTTTTTAATAAAGTCTTTAGCAACTTTTAATAGTGCTGGTGCTTCCCATTTACCTCGTTTCACATCAATGATGTAAAGGTTATTGTCATAGCCAAGGCCAGCACATATGAATGCTGAATAGTCATTATGCTTTTTAACCTTCTGTGCCGTATCTGCCCATATTGCACGCCATTTAAGAACAGGTAATTCAAGATATCGTGGGAACCACTCAGACTTAACAAGGTCACCCCCAAGCTTTTTAGGGGTCTGCTGGTATTGGCTTGCAAACGTATAACGGGATACCGTAGCGCCGTCTTTATCTTGTCCACCTTGTTCGAGTTGCAAAAGCGATTGCAATGATTCTTTCAACGGCCAATAGCTTTGACGTCCTTTAGCATCGCGCTCAACATTGCGTGGTACTTTCAGTTGTATTTTTTCTGGCAACTTACTGATGTATTCATCATCAATAAGCGCTGGAATACTGATCTGTTCCCATTCACCGGGTACGTTACCTGTCATCACAAAGTTAGTCGGATCCTCAACGTGTAAACGCTGCATGATCAGAATAATTGGTGTATCGGATTTAGCTTTACGCGAGTTGACCGTGTTTAGAATCTTACGGTTAGCTTTGCGTCTAGCGGTCTGACTAAATGCATCCTCAGGCTTTAAGGGGTCATCAAGAATAATTGCGCCAGTAAAACCCTCATCCGCCAAAGTACCTGCACGGCGACCTGTAACCTGCCCACCCATTGATGCAGAATAGACATGACCAGCATCGTAACCATCAACTGTAGTTTTCCAGCTTGATTTAGCATCGGTACTTGTCGATATCTTGATAGGCCATAAATTCTGAAAGTCTTCCGACTTAACAATATTCCTTGCCGTTGCAGATACATCTTCTACAAGTGACTGTGAGAAAGACAAATAGAGAAAACGGGAACGAGCATTACGCGCTATGCCACGGGCAATTAGATTCGTGAGTAATTCAGTTTTACCGCTACCCGGTGGAACGTTAATAACTAAGTTCTTAACCTTCCCAGCAATAACCTCATCGATCTTGTCAGCAATATATTCATGATGCCAATTGACCGAAAACTTAAAGCCCATGCGAGGCAAGAAAAAACGCCGTGTAAAAAATAAATGCTCTTTCTCACAAAGCTCTCGCTCTAACTGCATTTCTAACAGCTTAGTATTTACCTTTGAGTTCATCTAACACCTGCCGTATCTGTTCAGGCGTTGCAACAACTTGGGTTATATTCTCGCTTTGGAGTGGTCCACCACCAGCGCCGGTTACTTCGGTTTTATTGGTGAATTGACCGCCCATGTCCTTTGCAGCTTGCTCAAGAATTTTTAGCGAAAATAAAGGATTCTTTGCATGAACTGAATATTGTTTCTCAAGCCTCTGTAATCTGACCGCGAGATTAGCAATAGGAATGTTTAAAGGCTTTTCTAAAAATTCATTTCGTGTGTGCTCAAATTCTTCTTTTAATTCCTGACTAAGATCTTTGCCAGCACGCTTGGTTGGGTCATATCTTTCGCACTGTTGGCGTGAGATCTTGACCTTAAATTCTTCGTTGACGAGCTCAACTGTCTCTTGAGGTGTGTTAAATACAGCAAGTGACCGTACTATATAGAGTTTTACCTCTTTTCTAAGTGCTGCCATAAACCTCTTCCTGTCAACGTACGTCAACGTAAACAGGCAAAAAAATTAAGCCAGTTTCAGAAGACAAGTACCACATGCATGAGCAATCTTTGCTTTTGAAATTGTCGGACCCGCATTTGCTAAATCCACCATATGTTGTACGGCGTCATTTGGGCCGTATCTGCCAACTACACCATGAAACTCTTCAACGTCATGGCCCCGTAAATAATGCTTTGGCATTCCAGTAATAGGACTAAGGATCATGTCACCCTCATCAGTACGCTTAACCCCAATGTGATAAAGTTCATGTTCAATGAGTGCACAAAAATCGATATCACTACATTCAGAAGTATGTTGAGCATCGATAGTGATTACGTATTCAGGTACATAGCCAAACCAATTAATCATTTGTCTTTCTTGACGCATCTTTTGCCAGCCCCCTGCACGAAACATAACTCTCTCGGTTTGCCCCAACACAATCTGGCCAGCTTTAATAAAAGCTGTCGATGCCCATAACACTTTAAAAAATCGACTACCAAAATAAGTTAAATGATCGTGATCTGGATTATGCAATGGAGAATTTGAGTCAATGAATGTATCCCAAATCCAATTCTCAAGTTCTTGTGCTGGCTCAAAGTCAACGCTGTCATAAATAGGATCTAATTTAAGTAAGCGTTCTGGTGGTTCTGGTCTTTTCATAAAAAACCCTCAGGCTTATTGTTGAGTCGAGCAATTAACTTGTTTTGTTGATCTAATGCCCAAAAAAAACGCTCATCTAAGTGAGCGACTTCTTCAGCAGATAATCCTTGTGTTGTGCAACAACCAAAATGATTTAGCTCAATTTGAAGTAGCATTATTTCCTGTGTGATTATTTGAAATTCAGTCATACATACTCCAAAAAGAAAAAGCCCACCAAATGGCGGGCTTCTAAGTGTTTAAATTCAGGTTTAAGAAAGATAAGTGTATTTTTCTGCTAGATGTTTTTTGGCGATTTTTGTGGTTTCAAAATACGATACTTCTGCACACAGCCAAAATCTATACGTATTTTCACCAACTACATAACTCTGGCGGTTGTAAGTTGATTCTTTAGATGAATCTATTTCACTTGCCTCAAAATATGTACCTTCACGGTCATTTACAACTTCACCGTCCAAATCACCGCCAATACAAATATACATTGCAAGCTTCCATAAAATTATGAATGGCAGCTTAGCACATAAAGTAAAAAGCCCCGCCAATAATCGATATTTAGCAGGGCCCTTTGCGCCGTAATCCGTTCGGCAAGTTAAAAAATGACATTAAAAAGCCCATTCCTCCAAAAGAGAAACAGGCCACAAAATAAAAGCTTTCAGCGCAGATAAATTTGATATTTGAAATATATATGCAAATATCTCTTTATCTATCACAATATTTATAAATTAAGTAAAACTTTTCAAATTATTAAAACAAATTGAAAGTTGTTCATTAAACCAATTTATAAAATTTTCTCTGTCAGTGAAATTCGGACAATCTTTTAAATCAATATCAGCAAATAAATTGCCTTGAAAATAATACTGATATCTCAATTGATGACCATACATACTATATGGCACATTGAAGAGCTTATCTGCCTCCGAAAGAAAAATAGCTTTTAATTTTGGATGATCTTCTTTTAAATCTTCATAATGATCACCGCCAATCATCAAATCATAAATTTTATTTAATTTATTTTCTAAATAAGTAATTTCCATGTATACCCCCTTATTCTTGGAGATATTTTTATAACATATAAAATACAAAAGCCCATCTATCAAATGGGCTTAAAAAACAATTTTGGTGCAACACTTATAACTTCGTCACACCATATCACAAATCTAAACCAAGTGTGCTGCACTGTCAAGATTGCAACACTTCTATTTTCCCATCTAAATACGCTAAGCCTTTATCTATTTCCGCACGCACTTTAGCTTTACTACACCTATGCACATTTGCAATTGTTAAATAAGACCAATCATTTTCATAATAAAGTATTAAAAACCAAGCTCTTTCTTGTAAAAACTCTCTACTATCGTTGTGCATCTTAGCTAATAGTTTACTTACTTCTACTGCCTCATGATCCTCAATATTACAAGGCATTGAAAACTTACTTGATCTAATTCTAGTTGTGTCATTTTGGTCAATTAAAGAAGCAAGCGGATTTGCTGAAACTTTAAATTTTGTTGATCTTACCCATAGACCATATTGTTCAAGCCACTGATGAGCTGAACGCTTAGACCAATCCATTGCTTTATTAACTTTTGCATTCATTATTTAATATCTCCCACCAATTGCTCAATTTGTTTAATCGCTACGCCCGCTTTAACTTGCTCTGTACTGAACCGTAAAACTGTAAAACTCATCATTGCCGCTTCGTTGTATTTCTCCATGTCTCCTAAATAACCTTTGCCCCTTGTATGACGTCCACCGCTCCAGATCCCGCCCTCTACCTCAATTAAAATCTTTGTTCCTGTTATCAGAAAATCTGCTCTCCATTTACGTGTTGGATGGAATTTATATTCCTGCTCAAAACCAATTTTGTGTGACTTTAAGTGCTGTACAAGCGTTGCCTCTCCTTCACTTACAACTCGTTCTTTTTTGACTGAAGCACGGCGCTTAAGTTTGCTTCGTGGTTTTGCATAAAGACGTTTGTAATCGGCAAGGCTCATTGATGACATTAAGCACCACCCTTTAATAAACCATCTAATTGGCTAGCAATGCCGTTATAGACACGTGCTTTATCCATATCACCCAAAAGCGTTAATGCTTGAGCATCATTTATGAAATTATCCCTTAACTTTGTTAAGCCAGCTTTTAACCTGCTTAAAGGATCTATCTCATTTCCATGAACTGCTTCGTGGTCTGCTATAGCCTCCTGAACTCTTTTTATATGAACAACAAAAGCTTCATTACCTATTAAAAAATTGATCATTTTGAAACCATTGAAGTCAGCAATAAATACTTTGCCTTTAGCAACTTCAACTCCACCAATTTGTTCTATTAATTCCAAGGATTGAACCAATTTTTCGAGTTGCTTGGTTGTAAAACCCCAACCATAAGTCCACATGTCTAACCCGCTTTCTTTAGCGGCCTTCAATCTTTCTTTAGCCTTATGAATGCCTTGGTCCTTAATAAACTGTTCTGGTTTCATACATTCACCCCATCAATTATCTGCTGAATATTGCGAGGAACTGGCATACCTTCACGGCGGCACATCTCTGCATATTCATGCGGATTGTCGAAAGGATCTGGGCCTAACTCATGAATAAGCTCAGGCTCTTTTTCTTTGGCTTCAAGTTTTTGCACTGGTGCTGGTTTACGACCATTAATTTTTAAGCGTTGCATTAGCGAATTGAGATGCTTTTGTGCTTCGTAATTGGAAACAGGTTTATGTACCTTCTGCTCATTTTTGTGGGCTAACAAAATTGGCTCTTGGTACCATGCTTGGGCTTTACCCTTCAGTTGAGCTTCGGCCTTGTACTCGTCATAGACTTTGATAAATTCTATTTTGGCTTTGTACATTTCACCGTCTTGTATGAGTGAATAAACTTGGTCTAAAACAAACTTGGCCAAGGTAGTGATTTCTTGGTTAACCTCTCTGCCATCTGGCAAAGATACTTTTCTGTGCTCAGAGATTTGTGTGTATTCACAAGCTTTAACCCAAGCTTTCTCAGCGCTCCACCAATCGTCACCCATGCACATTGCACGAAATTCAGCGAAGTTAGGCATGTAGGTATTGGTACTTGCATAAAATAGCGCTAAGCCCCTTTGTAGTTGGTTAGGAGTAACACCAAACAATGCTTTTGCAAGTTGTTGCTCAACGATTTGCATCGGAACTGCATTTTTTCCCTCTACAGGAAAATTCTTATTGAACTGAACAGCGTACTTAGTTCTGTAAGCAGCAATTAGCTCTTTCAAATAACTTTCAAAATGCGCTAACTCATTCATGATCAATGGCCTCCAAAATCTTGCTGCGCTGGAGTAACGTCAATCACATTTGAACGATTGCTCTCAGCAAACATTTGAGTGAAATAACCCGGTTCTTCAGGAATATTTTGAGAAGGTGATTTTTCTTGAACCTGATGTTGGCGAGGTTCAAACACGCCCTGATAATTTCCAATAATTGAGTTTTCAAGAGATTGGTTTGCCAGTGCTCCGAAAGATTCAAGTTTTTTAAGAATTAACTTAACTGCGTTTTCAGATAGTGGCTTTTTGATGCTGATTCGCATTTCAACAAAATTGTTCCACAGCTCTGGATCTACTGGTGCAGGTAGCTCAACTGAACGTGGGTCAAATCCATTAAGTTTTTCTGATTTAGGTTTTTCAGAAATAGACTCACTTTTTTTATTTATTTTTTTATTACTTTGAGAGTTGTTTTTGATAGTGATACTTTGTGTGTTAAAAATTTTTACTAGTAGCGGTAAAATATTTTTACTAGTCTGGTTAAAATTTTTTACTAGCAGTGGTAAAGAATTTTTACTAGTTTGACCGTAAATTTTAGGCAGTAAAAATTTTTTACTAGGGAATTTCACCATGAAGCCAACACTAGTATCGTTACCTAATTTGAAGGTATTTCCATGAACTGTGCTTGGTTGTTCCACGACTAAACCAACCTTAATAAGCTCGTTTAGGCACTTAACAACTGTTGGTCTACTCTTCCCTGTAATTTCCTCAAATTGAGTCAAAGAGATGGAATCCATCTCTTTATTCCAGCCACGTGTTTTACGGCAAATAACCAAGTAAATTTTGCATGATGCATCTGAGATTTTATTTAAAACCTCGTCAACAAATGCATTGGGAACTTGAAAAGCATTAGGTACAAAATTACTCATTAGTTCCCCCTAAATATTCAAATGCGCATCTAGCCACGATTGGAACTTGTCCGTTTCCAATGGCTTTAAGTCGGTCCACCCGATTGGCCACCCCATCAGCCACTCGACCCAATCGGGGTTCAACCGCCCACCATTGCCACCCTCTGGCGAAACTGCTGTGCTGAGACGGATCTGACGGCCTTTCGCCTTTAGTTCTGACAAAGTCTGATTGTTCCACTTGCTTGAATCGCTTGCAGTTGGAGTTGGAAACTTCATGACTGCACCAGGCAATCCGTTTCTCGGATGAGGACTTACATTTCCTCGCTTGTTCCAATCTGAAGCTTTGGGTGTTGGCCACATCTTTACAGTTGCTTCCAGACAAGGACTTTTTCTGTTGCGTTCCGATGCGCAATCCATTCTCTTCGCATCCGATGCCTTGGGAGTAGCCCACAAGCCAGATTCGGTCACGAATATGGGGCGCTCCAAAGTTAGATGCTGAAAAACGTGCCCATTGCGCGTCATACCCCATTTTGGCAAGGTCACTGATGACTCTGGCAAGTCCTCTGGAAACAAGCATTGGTGAGTTTTCCACGAACACGTATCGAGGTCGTACTTCACCAATAATTCGTGCCATTTCTGACCATAGTCCTGACCGGTCACCATCAATGCCGGCCCCCTTTCCTGCTGAAGAGATGTCCTGGCATGGAAATCCGCCAGAAATAACGTCAACAATTCCTTTCCATGGTTTTCCGTCAAAAGATGTAATGTCAGACCAAATTGGGAAAGCTTTGAGAATTCCATCATTCTGTCGTTGCGCCAAAACTTGTGCTGCGTAGGCATCACGTTCAACTGCGCAGATTGTTCGCAATCCCAAGAGGTAAGATGCGAGTATTCCGCCACCAGCGCCTGCGAAAAGAGCCAACTCATTCATTGAGCCCCCTCTTCATTCATCTGAATGAAAGTGCTACCTAAGTAACGGATCCGTTTAGCCCGATATAAACTTGAAATAATTTGACCTGCATGGCCGAGATAAAGTCCATGTTTGCCATGTTGGTCTATTAGTGCTTGCATAAACTCTTCACGTGTCACCGCAGCATTTTTTTCGTCACGGTTTTGGCGTGCTAGATTTTTCTTACGGATTTCCAGCAAACCAGACAAAGTTCTTAATGCTGGTTCATGCCATGATTGATAACTTTGTTGACGCTTTTGCTCGAGCACATTGTCTTTAGTCGATTGATTTGATAAATTAGTTTGCATATTCGATTCCTCTAGCAAGTAATTGAATTGAAAAGCCTGATCTCGACCATCAGGCTTTTTCATTTCCCAATTCCGCTGCACACTTTTTCATTTGCTTTAACGCTGCTTGATCTACTGCTGTAATAAGCTCAGTGAGGTTTTGTGTTAGATGGTGAATTTCTTCATATTCCAACGGAGTAATAATTCCGTCTTCATAAGCGTCATAAACAACACGATTGGCTTTACCGTTCTTAATGTTGTGCTGCATCATTGCTTCAAAGATTGATAATTCATGATGTTTAGAGCTGCCGCATCCAACTGGAACTAAAGCAAAGCCCAACTCATGTGCCCAAACTTTGAGTAATGCTGGGTTTTGTGTGAAATAAATCATTGCTTCAAGCTTCTTTAAGCTTGGTAAATATGCCGGCATGTTCTGGTTGCCGTAATTACAAACAGAGTTATGAGAATCACCTATTGCTTGGGCAATTTCTTTAGCTGTGCAGTTAGGTGTTTTGTTTATCATTTGCCAGAGTGCTATTTGTGCATCTCGGCTTAAGGTCATTTCATGCATTGTGAAATCCTTCTTTTCCTTCACATATATTTTTTGAAACTCTTGATTAATACTTGCCTAACTTTGTTTTTAAGCTGTTTTTGAAGTTCCTAAAAAGAAATCAAACAGACTTTTGTGAGTTAGTTTTTGATTACTTGCTTCAACCATTTTTTGAATGGTTTCCATTCGTGGTCTTTTGCGAGCATGGATTAAATGAGTTTCCATATATCCGTATGTGACTTCTGCTTCTTTGCAGAACTTGAGACGGTCGCTCTCACTTAATCCTCGCCAATAGCTATGTAGAGTAAGCATAAATGCACCTCACTGGTAAAAACATTTAATAAATATACCCACAAGGTAAATAAAATACAACCTGTTAGGGTATTTATTTTTTCTACCTATTAGGTATTTTGAGTTCAGCGCTAGAGGTGAATTGAAAAAATGAGTGAATTAAAGACTATTCATGAAATTAGGCTTGGTAATACAAGAAAATTAATGATGGAATCAGGACTAACTCGTTCTGAATTCGCCGAAAAGATTGATATGTCTTATGGATTGGTAAGCCAATACATTGGAAAGAATCCAACAAAGAATATTGGGGATGAAACTGCTTTAAAAATAGAAGAAGCTTTTAATAAACCGCGTGGGTACCTTGATCAATCTGACATTCAAAATGAAAATGCACACCAATTAGATGGTGCTGCTAGTTTTAAGCAACTCGACATAGAAGCATTTAAGAAAAAATACAATATTCCTGACAGCGAAGATGCTGTACTTTTCTCAAATGTTATCGAAAAACCATTAGTTATTTCAAAAAGATGGGTTCCAGTTAAGGCATACAGCAAAATGGGCATGGACGGTTATTTTACTGACATGGGGTATGATGGTAATGCAGGCGATGGGTACGTTCCGACTCACACTGCTGGTGATCGGTCATATGCAATAAAAGGAACTGGTGACTCAATGTATCCAGCTATCCGTAATGGCTGGTATGTAGTATGTGACCCTGATGCAGAATTAACGCCGACAGAATTTGTACAAGTTTGCTTAAAAGATGGTAGATGCACAATTAAAGAATTTATTGGCATTCATAATAATGTTTTAAATCTATTAGCTGTAAACGGCGGTCAACGCTTAACTTTTGATATGGATGAAGTCGAAAGCATTACTGCTATTACCGATATTGTGCCTCCTAGCCAACACAGACAACAACATCCAAAAGCTCATTAATTATTTTAATAAACCATTATTTAAGCCCACTAATTGGTGGGTTTTTTATTGTCTTTACATTAAATACACCTAGCAAGTAAAAAAATAATCAAATAATTTCACCTCACAGGTATTTACTTTACTTTACCTTACAGGTATATTTTTCTCACAGACAACAAAAAAGCACATCGACTCTTCTACCTTCCGATGTGCTTTGCAAACTGCGAGAACAATTATGAATGCAAAATCAATTCCACACAAGCATAAGGTGACTGGAGTAACAGCAATCGCTGTACTTGCAGCCTTGGCATCTTGTGAATACAAAACCGCTAATTCTAGCGTTCCTTCTAATTACAACTACGAAAGCAAACAAGTAGTTGGTTCTGAATATCAATTATTAGCAGCAACTAAAACCAGTGAAAACTCAGGTGAAGGTGTAATTCGTATTGATGGATTCAAGCTAAAAGTTGGCTTTGATTTTCAAGGTGTGAAAGATAGCTACGGCGTAACGGGCTCAGACTTTACAACCGCTGAAATTACTAACTTGGCTATTGAGTCAGTAACAGACATAAGCGGCAAGCCTTTCAATGACTTTACTAATCGTGACGACCATAAAAACATAAATATCCTTTTGGTTGGCTACATCGATCGTAACCGTTGGATCGAGGAGTCTTAATCATGCAAAAAGTTAAGCATCATCCAGATGGGTACAAGTCTTACTTAGGCCGTGACAACACAGGTATTTATTCAGTGCGTATTGGCTGGATCGTTTATGCATCTAATGCAAACGGCACCGTGCTTTACAAGGTTAAAGAATACGTTAAGACACCTTTAGACGTAGCTAAGTTCCAAGCCGAGTATCCGAAAGTATGGGAAGTACTCACTCAAGAAATCAGCTTTCAACGCAAAAAGAAATTAGCTATCGATTTGGGTAATTCACACATCTCATCAATTGACCGCAAAGCTTATAAAACTAAGCGCGGCTTCACTGGCTCAAGATAAGGATAATAAAAATGGCTCTACCTATTATTACTGCTGACCAAACTTTGTTGGTTCAAGCAATTATTGTGTACCTATACGCTGATCCAGGTTTAGGTAAAACGTCTATGGGTTTTACAGCGGACAAAGCTATTTCATTCGACTTTGACCGTGGTGCTCACCGTACAGGTGAACTGCGTCGCGGTGCAGTTGTACAGGTCCAACAATGGAAAGATATTGCTGATCTAACACCACAAGACCTTGCACCTTATAAAACAATTGTTATTGATACTGTGGGCGCAATGCTTGAATGCATTAAAACTCATTTATTACTCACGGCGAACAACCGTCAAAAAGATGGTGCATTAAAGCTTAAAGCGCAAGGTCTAGCTAACCAGACATTCAAGCAATACATCAATACATTGATAAGCCTTGGTAAAGATGTGGTGTTCATTGCTCATGCCTCTGAAGATCAAAACGGCGATCAAATTATTTATCGTCCAGATCTAGGAGGTAAAAACCGTAATGAGCTTTACCGTATTGCCGACATTATGGGTTATCTAACCACTGTAACCACTAGTGAAGGTAAAAACGACCGTGTCATTAGTTTCAAACCCTCTCCTACCCACCATGCGAAAAACTCAGGTGCATTAGGCGGTGAAACTGGTGAGGTGTGGGTTCCTGATCTTAAATCTAATCCAACTTTCTTGGCCGATCTTATCACCCAAGCGAAGGATCACATTAATACCCTGACGCCTGCTCAATTAGCTACTGCCAAAGCTCAAGAAGAATTTGAGAACTGGAAGCAAAGCTGTGAAGAAGCTGAGCATGCTGGTGATTTAAATCAATTAACTGAGTCGCTTGATAAAGAACACATGTATTACCAGAACATGCGCCAAGCAATGTTAATGCGTTCAAAAGCCTTGAATTGCACGTTTGATAAAGAACGTGGTGTATGGATTAGTCCACCAGAGTTTAACGGTATCTCCGACCAACAAAGAGATGAGCTGCAAAACTTCATTGGAGAGCGCGGCCTTGATGTGAAAACAGTTTGTGAGCATTTCGGTATTGATGCCTTAACTCAAATTGAAGCGGCAAAACTACCAGCAGTTAAACAAGAAATTGAAACATTGGCTAAAACGGGGATGACAACATGAATAATTTAATCACTGCAACTGAAGCATTTGATGCTCTTCTAAATGGATTCACAGTTATGTGTAGACCCATTGGAGATATGCTTGAATTTAGCGACTTAGGGCAATTCCCTGCTACAGTATTTGCGCAACCAAATTATGAGTTTTGCATCCAACGCGAAACAACTGTTTTGGCTGAAATTCAATTTACAAAGCCTGTTGAACCACATGATTTAAAAGATGGCCAAGATATCTATATTGTTATGCCTTCACACATCTTGCGTACTACTTATAACTCTAAACATGGTGAAACATGTCTAAGTGTTGGTAATGGATTTGCCCAGCTTGATGAAGAAAATGCAAAACTTCAACTTCAAGCAATTGGTAAAGCTTTTGGCAATATGATTACTGATATTCAAGTAATAGACGTAACGAAAGACAAACCCAAAGGTCAAAAAGGTAAACAAGCTAAATCTGAACAAACAGTGGTTTCAGAAAAGACTTCTGAAGTTATTGCTGAAGCAAAACAGCCCACAATTGTTATTACTGAGCAAACCAATGTCACCGCTTCTGAGGATCTGTTAGTACCTGCTACTAATAACCCAACATTAGATCCGGAATATCAAAAAACATTAGAAACTCTTCTACTGCGCGTATCTGAGTCAAAAACACCTGCCGAAGTAAATGCTGTTTATCGCTATACCCGTACATGGTCTGATAAACAAATGGAGCCTCTCCTTCTTGCCACTCACAAGCGACTCGAAGAACTTGAAAAAGCTAAGGCACCAGCAAATGAACCTCCATCTCTAATGGTTCAAATCCAAAATGCACCAGACCTTACTACATTGGATGCTCTTGAGATTGATGTGTCTGCTCGTGATCCACAGATTCAACCAAAGCTCATGGGTTACGTTAGAAAGCGTAGAGCTGAATTAGAAAACCCACCATCTAACGAACCTGATTACCTTCTGGAGGAACCATTCTAATGTCGAAAGAGAATATTCCAGAGTTTCTTTTCGAGCCAAAGCTGCTACCCATGCAGCTTTTCGAGAAGTTCATTGTTTTCAATGTGAATGCGGGTTATCGCGGAAGAGGTACACCCCACGGCGTAAACCTTATCAAAGGCAATAAAGCCACCCTCTTTTTAACCGATAAAGGTGAGATGAACAAAGCAGCTCAAGAGCGCTACAAGTTAATGCTTTTAAAGTATTTCAAAGAAGGTCGTGCAGCTATGGACGAACTTAGTCACGAAGTTAAACGTATTTATAAACAGCAGGTGGCGTGAATGAGTAAAGTTATTGGTGAAGTAAATTTGAACCCTAGCCGTATTGAAGGCACACCTGCTGAAGTAGCAGCACATATCTTTCAAAATATTATTTGCCCAAGTACTGAAGAGCTACTTAAAAATAATCCTGAAGCAGCAAAAGTATTTGCATATCACATTTTTGGCTTAGCTCTATCTCAGTTTGCTGAGTTTCAATCGACCAAGAATTTTGAAAAAACTGTGAACGTTACTCTGAACAACTTAGTGATGCGTTTGAAACAAGAACGTAATGAATTGAGGAACTAACAAAATGAAATGTATTGATAAAAAAGCTGAGATTGAAAAGTTCAATGCCGCTAATGATGATGAAGAATTTTCACCAGAATCACTTGCAGCAATACTTGATGTTTCAACTTCTTGGTTACAGAAAATGCGTTGTGTAGGTGGCGGTATTCCCTTTTCAAAAGTCCACTATCGAAAAATTATTTATAAAAAAGCTGATGTGCTAGCTTATATTGAACGCAAGCGTGTAGAATCAACATCACAAATGGCGGTTTAACCGCCTTTTTTTTGTAAAAATTTAGTAGGCAAACAATAGGCTAAAAACACATAAAAATAGGCAAATTTAAAGAAATAGGCAGATAGTAGGCAAATTAAGTATATTGTCGTATTATGAAATGAGGTTTAGTATTGTTTCAGGTGTTTTTATTAAAATACAAATACTTAGAAATACTTTTCATATGCTAATGTATGTTCTAATATCGTTTCGTAGTGCTATAAAATCACTTTTACCCGAGAACTCATCGGGTTCAGGGTAACGACACATGCAGCGGCATCTTCGGAGCATTTAGTTTTAACTTTAAGAAAAATTCAAAATACTTATTTTAATTTAGCTTTCATACAGACCTTTCAGTCTAAAGTTTTCTTTTTAAACATTAAATTGCAGCTTAGCTGATTAATCTAATCCCCCTTCTCTAATATTATTTCTTATTTCTACTCAGACACTCTTCATACCAGCCTGTTTGAAAATCTTCTATTGCCTTTCTTTTAAAGAAACTGGTTCTAAATACTTTGGCAGAGTAAGCCGAATTAATTAAATCTTGGTAAAGTTGTTTGGCTTTTGGGTCTTCAAGACCATTCGCTATCTGTTGCAAGTCTTGAGACGGAACTTTTTGTTGACGGGCCTCCATGACAGTATAAGCAACTTTTTTCACTACATTACAAATCTCGGGATCACTGATGTTTTCATCGGCATAGCAACCTAAAGCCAAAAAACTAAGAAAAAATAATCTAAACTTCATGCCCCTACCTTATTTTTATAGTTTAAAACTGATGACAGAATTTAATTATTAAAAAGAAATAGAAAATTTCTTACTATTTCTTTTCAAAAGATCACGCTGGATTAATCACGTAAAAATAAATAATAAGGCCAGCTAAAACGGTTGAAGCAATCGTTAAGTATGTACCGACCGTATTAAAACTCTGTAAGAATTTCAAGATTTCCATATCTAGAACCCCCTAAATTACCAACTATAAAGACAAAATGAAATTTACCACAATTCAATAATGCCAATCAATTCACACTTATCGGATTTTTTTGAGATTTAAAACACAAATTAGTTTATTGGTTACATCTAATCGCAAATGCATCCTTGTAGTAATCCGTTGCACTCTTTAAATCTGACAATAATTTTTCTTCGGTATAAGGTTTAGGTGAAATTTTTATTAATGCAGGCATATATTGGGTCTTGTAAACCTCTGGATAATCATGGCACAAGATTTTGACTTTAACCTCTTGTGGTGTATTCGGATTATCCAATTGATCTAAAAACTCTCCAATTTTACGGTCAGACTCTTCAAATTGAGCTTTATAGTCAACTTCAGCAGCTTCAGGTTCTGTTTGTTTTGTACACCCACCCAATATCAATACAGCGCTTATTGTAAGGGTTAAAATTTTTAACTTCATAGGCTTAACAATTTCACGTTCATCTTTTTAAATATTCTTATCCCATTAAATGTAAATAAATACTGGCAATACGTAAAGAAATAGAATTTTTTATCGTTAAAGAAGATACATCAGATCACTTTATGACTATTCATCAAATAAATTAAAAGTTATTTTCTAATTACGCTTCTATTTCCATAAATCTATAGAAAAATAGGTATAATTTTGCTCGACTGATCTCAAATCTTTGTTAGATTTACCCATGAATGAACTTAGTTTTATTAGAAAAAATTTAAGATCTAAAAGACGCTCTTTAACCCCTTTAGAGCAAAAAAAAGCTCAGCTTAATGTTCTGCATCATTTAAACGGTCTTGCTATTTTTCATTCATCAAAAAAAATTGGTTTATATCTGCATGCCTTTGGAGAAGTTCATACAGAACTTCTTATAAAGTTATGTTTTCAAAAAAATAAACATGTTTATTTACCTATGATTTGCTCTATGAATCAACGTCTAGTTTGGGTCAAAATATCTAGAAACCAATATTTAAACCGGCGTTTTTCTCATCATCCATTGGGGATGAAAGAACCTATGGCAACTCGAGGAAGACATGTGTCACAGCTTGATTTACTGTTAATGCCACTTTTAGCTTGTGATCAATACGGTACGCGTATTGGAATGGGAGGTGGTTATTATGACCGTACATTGGCAACTGCAAAACATAAGCCTTATCGTTTAGGATTAGCACATCAATTTCAATTTATTGAACATACTTTAAAACGTCAAAGTTGGGATCAACCCTTAGATGGATTGCTGACTCCACAAAACTTTTATTATTTTAAAAGATGA